GGTAGTCTTGCTTTGACTAGAGTACATAGTTTGGAGATGATAAATGCAAAAGAAAGAGTACAGTATCTTAAAAAGACATTGGAAAGTAAAAGAGTTCCTGATAGATGTTATAGTGATATTCCTGAAGGTGTTTCTGGGAATAGGAAGCTTGCTATTGGTTGTGTTTTTTGTCCTCATAAAAGAGAGTGTTGGTCTGATGCTAATAATGGTAAAGGACTTCGTGCTTTCAAGTATGAAAAAGGTACAACATATCTTTCACATGTTGCAAAAGAACCTAGGGTTCAAGAAATAATTAATTGGTAAAGGAAAAATATGGCAATAAAAACACAAATATTAGAAGCAGTTCATTCTCATTACACAGCAGAAAGAGATAAGGCTTTAGCAAATATTAAAATACATATTAATAATCCTGTAGGTGTTGGTGAACATCCTAAGATTATAGAAGATGTAATAGAGTTAGTACATAAAGCATCTGAAGCACAAGATGCAATAGAGATGTTATCAACTATCGTAAATAATGAAAAAGACAATTGATATATTTTTAGATATAGAGTATAACAAAAAAGAATTACCAGAACGAGGTTTATTTTTATCAGTTATATTACAAGCTTTATTAGATGCAACTAATAAGAAAAGTAAAGTGCATAGAGATAGAGCTATAGCATGGTTTTTTTGTAGTGTTGGTGTTACGTGTGATAACTTTGAGCAAGTATGTGACCATGCAGGATTAAGTCCTACATACACAAGAAGTTTTGCATACAAAGTTATTCACTCACCAGATTTAAAATATGTTAGACAAAGAATAAAAAAGATGCTATAATATGACTTTTGATTTATTAACATGTTTTATTGTAGGAATATTATTGGGTATGTTTATTGTTTTAGTAGCATACTTTTTAACTAAATTATAGGAGAGGTTATGGGATTAATGGATAAAGCTATTGCAGACACAGTAAAAAGTGTAAAAGGTTTTAAGAAAACAAATATAGAAAAAGAAGCTAAGATTGCTACAGATAGACAGGTAGGTGGTGACCATTATAAGACATGTAAGATACAACCTGTTGATTATATTGTAGAAAATAATCTTACCTTTCTTGAAGGTAATGTAGTAAAGTATATTACAAGACATAGAAGAAAAGGTGAAGGTGCAAGAGACATTGAGAAAGTAATACATTATTGTGAATTAATATTGGAGAAAGATTATGGCAGGGAATAACTATTTACCAACAGAATATCAGACGTTTATCCATGCGTCTAGATATGCACGTTGGTTACCTGATGAAGGTAGAAGAGAAACATGGATAGAAACAGTATCTAGATTTAGTAATTTTATGCAAGGTCATTTAGATAAAAACTTAGGTGTGGTATTAGATAGTGAAGTATGGAGAAGAATAGAAGATAGTATTATAGGATTATCTGTTATGCCATCTATGAGAGCATTAATGACTGCAGGAAATGCATTAGAAAGAGAAAACATAGCAGGATATAATTGTTCTTATATTCCTATTGATAATCCAAAAGCATTTGATGAAGTATTATATATACTTATGAATGGTACAGGTGTAGGTTTTTCTGTTGAAAGACAATATATAGATAAGTTACCTACAATACCAGATAGAGAGTTTGAAAAGACAGATGATGTTGTTTCTGTTAATGATTCAAAAGAAGGTTGGGCAAGAGCATTTAAAGATTTAGTATCCTATTTATATACTTGTAGAATACCTAAGATAAATATAAGTAAGGTTAGACCTGCAGGTGCTAGATTAAAAACATTTGGTGGTAGAGCTAGTGGTCCTCAACCTTTAGTTAATTTATTTGATTTTACTATTGATAAGTTTAAAAATGCTAGAGGTAGAAAATTATCCTCTATGGAATGTCATGATATTGTTTGTAAAACAGGTGAAGTTGTGGTTGTAGGTGGTGTGCGTAGGTCAGCTCTTATATCTCTGTCTAATTTATCAGACCAGAGATTAAGAGTTGCCAAGTCTGGTGCATGGTGGGAAACAAATCCTGAAAGAGCATTAGCTAATAACTCTGTAGCATATACAGAGAAACCAGATGCAGGTATCTTCATGAAAGAATGGTTAGCATTATATGAAAGTAAATCTGGTGAACGTGGTATTTTTAATAGAAAGTCTGCACAAGAAAAAGCTAAAGAAAATGGTAGACGTAATGCTAATTGGGACTTTGGTACTAATCCTTGTAGTGAAATTATATTAAGACCTAATCAGTTCTGTAATCTTACAGAAGTAGTAGTAAGACCATTAGATACAGAAGAATCACTACATGATAAGATAGAAGTAGCTACTATACTAGGAACAATACAAGCTACACTTACAGACTTTGGTTATCTACGTAAGAGATGGCAAACTAATACAGAAGAAGAAAGATTATTAGGTGTATCTCTTACAGGTATTATGGATAATAGTTTATTATCTAGAATGAGAACTCAGTTACCAGATGTGTTAGGTAAGATGAGACATAAAGCTGTGATGACAAATGAAGAGTGGTCAAAGAAATTAGGTATACCACAGTCAACAGCTATTACATGTGTAAAACCTTCTGGTACAGTTAGTCAGTTAGTTGACTCTGCTAGTGGTATACATGCTAGACATAATCCATATTATATTAGAACAGTAAGAGGAGATAAGAAAGACCCATTAACACAGTTTATGGCAGACCAAGGCATACCTTGTGAAGATGATGTTATGCAACCAAATAATTCTGTATTTTCTTTTCCTATGAAAGCAGACCCTAGTGCTATATTTAGATATACTATGACTGCTATTGAACAGTTAGAAATATGGAAATGTTATGCACAATATTGGTGTGAACATAAACCATCAGTAACTATATCTGTTAAGGAACATGAATGGATTAATGTAGGTAACTGGTGTTGGGATAATTTTGATACACTATCTGGTATATCATTCTTACCTTTCTCAGACCATACATATCAGCAAGCACCTTATCAAGATATAGATGAAGTACAGTACAATAATTTACAAGCTAAGATGCCAAAGAATATTGATTGGAGTAAGTTACAAGATTATGAAACAGAAGATAATACAAGAGGTTCACAGGAGTTAGCATGCAAAAGTGGTTCATGCGAATTGGTGGATATATAGTTAACTTTATGGCTATTTGCATGGGTGCCTGGTGCATCTATGTAATAGTCATGGCTATATTAAACACAATAGGTATAATAAATGTTTGATTATATTGTTATAGTTATATGTATAGTATTAATATTAAATGCGTTATACGTATAAAAAGTTCTTGACTTTATTATATATATAATGTATAATTACATAAATGAGTGCCAGAAATGGACTCTTTTTTTAACTTGCTTAATAAGGAGATAAATATATGTTTGAAGTAGATACATTTTCAAGACAAGCTATTGGCTTTGATAGATTGTTTGATGTGATGAACAACATAAGAGGGACAGATACAAACTATCCACCTTATGATATTATAAAAAAAGATGAAGAAACTTTTGTTATAGAGTTTGCTTTATCAGGATTTAAGAAAGATGATTTGAATATTGTTGTGAAAGAGAATCATCTAACTATAGAGGGTGATTATGTAAGAGCAGAAGTAAGTGAATACTTACATAAAGGTATTGCTAAAAGGTCTTTTACTAGGGACTTTGTTCTAGCAGACACGTTAAACGTTGAAGACGTTACATTCAGCGAAGGTATATTGAGAATAACTCTCAAGCAGATTGTACCTGAAGAACAAAAACCTAAGAAGATTGAAATTAATTAAATTGTAGGGGAGTTGTAAAAGACTCCCCATTTTTTTTGGAGAAGAAATGCACGTGCTATTAAAGAATCAAATGGTAAACACAGTTTACGTAGGGTATGACCCTAAAGAACATACTGCTTATGAGGTATTAAAATTTTCATTAGAAAGAATATCAACTAAACCTGTTAGAGTTATACCTTTGAGAAGAGATATACTTACAAAGATAGGTATATATACTAGAAAACATAATAGTATAGGTGGTCAAGATTATGATGAGATAGATGGTAAACCTTTTTCTACACAGTTTAGTTTTAGTAGGTTCTTAATACCTGCATTAAACATGTATGAAGGTTTAGCTTTATATATGGACTCTGATATGTATGTAAGGTCAGATATATCAGAACTATTTGATATGTGTAGTGATAATTATTATCCTATACATGTAGTTAAACATAAGTATGAACCTAAAGATAAAGTTAAAATGGATGGTAAAGAACAACATATATATCCTAGAAAAAACTGGTCTAGTCTAATTATGTTTAATTGTGGTCATGAGTTAAATCAAAAACTTACACCACAAGAAGTAAATACTAAATCAGGTAGATGGTTACATACATTTCAATGGCTTCCAGATAAAGAAGCAGATATAGGTTCAATACCAGAAGAATGGAATTGGTTAGATAATCATTCATCTTCTGATTTAAATGCAAAGAATGTTCACTTTACTACAGGTGGTCCTTGGTTTAAAAACTGGGGTTCTAAAAGAGATATAGATAATAAGTATGCTATTGAGTGGAGTAATGATGCTCAATGGCTTCAAATGCAAGGTATACTAGATGTTAATAAGGATTATGTAATATGAAAATAAATTTTGTTACATGTTTTAATGAAGATTTATATAATAGATTTGGTTCTTTATTTTTTAAATCTATTTATGAGAACTGGGAACCTACTTTAAAAGTAAAATCTTACTATCATAATTTTCCTGCTGATAAATATTCATTAGAAAAACATATTGATTATACAAATCTTGAAGAACATAGAAAGTATAAAAGATTTGTAAAAGAAAATGCTGTTCATAATGGTACAGAAGATGGACAGATACCTTATAATGATAAACTTGATGCTATTAAGTGGTCACACAAAATGTTTGCTCTAACTGACCATGCTTTTACATTAGCAGAAAAAGATAAAGAACCAGGTTGGTTAGTGTGGATTGATATTGACTCTTATGCTACCAAAAGATTAACACAAAAAGATTTAGAAAAAATATTAACTGATAATGTAGATATAGTGCATACAGGTAATCATTCTTTTATTGCTTTTAATTTAAATAAAAAACCACCACTAGATTTACTATGGGATTTAAGAAGAACCTATATGAATGGTGAAGTTATACAGTACAGAGAATGGACAGATAGTTTTATTCTTGAAAGACTTTTAAATATATACAAAGCACATGGCTTAAAAATAAAAGATGCTAGGGATATTATACCTAGTTATGTAATACATATGGCAGGAGCATCTAGTTCTAATATATTACCATTAAGAGATTCAAAAGGTAATCGTGTATTTGAACTATCAAAAGATAAAGTATCACAAGATATTTTACCTTCAAGATATGAAAGAAATGCAGAACTTATTAGACATTTTAAACCTAAAACTATATTAGAAACAGGTACATGGAATGGTGGTCGTGCTATAGAAATGGCACTAGCTGCTTTTGAGAATACAGATAAGTTAGACTATTATGGTTTTGATTTATTTGAAGATGCTACAATAGAAACAGACAAAGAAGAGTTTAATGTTAAAGCACATAATACTATGGAAGCTGTAAACAAAAGACTAGAAGAATTTAAAGCTAAGATGAAAGAAAAAAACAAAACATTTAATTTTGTTTTAACTAAAGGTAATACAAGAGAAACATTAAAAGCTAAAAACTTATTTAATTTTTTACCAGATATTGATTATGCTTTTATAGGTGGTGGTGATAGTATAGCTACAAAACAAAGTGACTATGATTGTTTAAAACACATACCTGTTATAGTAATGGACAATTTCTTTTCCAAAGATAAAGAGGGTAATACAGTTAAACCAGAATATTGTGGAACTAATAAAATAAAAGAAAAATTAGGTAAAAAAATTAGAAATAATATTGTGCCTAGTGAAGATAAAGTTAGAGAGGGTGGACATACTTGTTTGTTATTAATAGTAAATGATAATAAATTACCTTCTCCACCTAGACATTTATTTAGTGTGCCTATTAAAGTAAATCCAAGGGATTGTGTACCTAAAGATTATATAAGAACTAATATTAAAACTAATTTTAAACTAATAGATAAATGGTTAGGTAAATTTCCTATGCATGATACTAAGTGTATTTTAGTATCAGGTGGACCTTATACAGATTATGCAGAGCTAAATGCTTTAATTGAATCTAATCCAACAGCAAAGATAATAGCTGTTAAACATTCTTATCCTAAATTATTAGAACATGGTATAAAGCCTTGGGCATGTGTAGTGTTAGACCCTAGACCTATTACAGGTACAAGTACACATGGTATAGTAAGAAAAGATTTATTTAAAACTATAGACCCAAGCACTAAATTTTTTGTAGCTTCTATGACAGACCCTTCTGTTACTAATTATTTAATAGAAAGAAAAGCAGATATATGGGGATGGCATGCGTTTACAGAATCATTACGTGACCCTGAAGAACAAAAGAAAGGTATACATAATAATACAGTAACTCTTAATAAAGATTTAGGATTACCTGAAGGTACTACTTTAATTACTGGTGGTACTTGTGCAGCTATGAGAGCATTAGGTATTATGCATACTATGGGTTTTAGATTCTTTGAGTTATTTGGTTTTGATTCTAGTATGGAAGAACCAACAAAAGAACAAATGAAAGAAACAACAGGTGCTGAAGATGAAGAACCAAGACCAAAATATTTTAAAGTATCTGTTGGTAAAGAAGAGTTTTGGACTACAGGTGAGTTACTTGCTTTAGCTCAAGACTGTGAAAAATATTTTAATGAATCACCTATGGAAATGGATATTAATTTTCATGGTAATAATACTTTAGTTTCTGCTTTGTGGAAGTTGTCTAATAGATATAAATTAAAACAACAATCATTTAAGGGAGATTTGTAATGAAACCCTCACAAGAGTATCATGATTTAATTGATTCATATAAAGTATTACATCAAGAAGAAGGTAAATTTAAAGGCATAAGTTTAGTACCTCTTGTTCCTACTCTAATGAGTCTTGTTAAAGAAAATGATTGTAAAACTTTACTTGATTATGGTTGTGGTAAAGCTATACCTTATGATAAAGATAGATGTAAAGAAGTAGATTTAAGACACCCTATACAAAAACTTTGTAATTTAAAATCATTTGATTTATATGACCCTGCATATGAAAAATATGCAACACTACCTAATAAAAAATATGATATTGTAGTATGCACAGATGTACTAGAACATATAGCAGAACAAGATATAGATTATGTATTAACTGAAATATTATCTCATAGTAAAAAAATAGTATTTTTAAATATATCTTGTCAACCTGCATTAAAACATTTTAAAGAAGGTAAATTTAAAGGTAAAAACGTACATATATCTGTGTTTGACCCTTCATGGTGGGGACATAAAATAGGAAATATTTGGAATAAATTTAATCATTTAAAAGTATATACGTTATGTGAGACTAAAGAAGGAACACATGCTACGTGTATTAAAAAGGAGAAAAAATAATGGCACTAACTGCACTAATAGCACCTGCTACTAAACTAATAGGTAAGTTTATAGAAGATAAAGACCAAAAAAATAAACTTGCACATGACTTAGCAACTATGGCAGAGAAACATGCACAAGAATTAGCTAAAGGACAAATAGAAGTAAACAAAGAACAAGCAAAACACCCTAGTTTATTTGTTTCTGGAGCTCGACCTGCAATCATGTGGGTATGTTGTTTAGGTTTACTATGGCAGTTTTTTGTAGGACCTATATTAACTTGGGCTACAGGTATATGGTTTCCTGAAGTTATACCACCACAGTTAGAAGTAGAAGGATTAATTACATTAGTAATGTCACTTTTAGGACTTGGAGCAATGAGGTCTTTTGAAAAATCAAAGAATGTAGCAAGAGATAATTTAAAGTGACAACAGTATTTTTATTAGTATTATATTTAGGTAACGTACAGCAAGAAAGCAATATGATATTTGCAGATATTAACAGATGTAAATATTTTGCTAGAGCAATAATGAGACAACCTGCAGTACCTAGAGGTCAAAAATATAAAGCTATATGTAAACCTGTAGAAGTTGATGCTAATAATCCAAAAGTAAGGATATACAGATGAATATATTACAATATATATGGTATAAATTAAGAGAAATAGATTCTATGTATTACGAAGTAATAGCTTATATAATAATTATTATGTTAATTTGTGGTGGTTTTAGTTGGATTATGAGTAATATATGAATTATTTAAAAACAGTATTAAAAATTAAAACGTATTTTAGAAATAACAGGAGTAGATATATGGATTTAGTAACACATGCTATTATAACTGGTATTATTGCAGGATTATTTATAATAATATTTTAGAGATATAAATGGCACTAAATGAAAAACAAGAAAAATTTGCACAAAACTATATCTTGCACAGAAACGCAACAGAAGCTGCAAAAGCTGCAGGGTATTCTAAAGAATCTGCGTACAATCAAGGTTATAGATTATCACAAAATGCAGAAGTTAAAGAAAGAATTTTTGAGTTAGAACAAGAACTTGAAACAAATGTAGATGTGGTATCTGAGTTAGAGCAACAATATACTATGGCAAAGAATAATGGTCATGGTAATGTTGCTATTAAAGCTTTAGAATTATTATCTAGAGTTAGAGGTGCTAAGAGTGAGAATGAGATTGATATTTCTGAAGAGGGTATTGAAGCTAATATAGTAGAATGTTTAAATATATTAGGTAAAGATAAAGTAAAAAGTATACTTGAGAAATGTAACTTTACTTTACAGTTAAAATTAGATAAAGAACAGCACCAACAGCACCAAGAAAAAACAGAAGAAGAACTCCAATAACAAAATTTTCTATCATTTGAGCTTGTTTTCTTTTAGCTTCTTCTATTGCTTCTTTTTTTTTCTTTCTTATATTTACTTGGATTCTAATTACTTCATTCCAAGCATTTGGACCATAGTTTAAATTAACAAAGTTACGAAGTTCGTTCTCCATTTGTTGTGCTTTTTTAAGAGCAGCAAATGATTCTAGAGCTTCCTCTTCAACAGAACCAAAAGACCTACCTTTCGCTTTATTATGACCTTCCTTAACCTGTTGAATAGCACCCATCCATCTACCAAGGTCTTTGGACATACCTTCAATTTCTTTCCCAACTTGAAATCCTCTCTTAATCGCATTATATGCAGTCGTAGCAACACCAATAGCTGATATAGGGTCCACATCATCTCCTTATTTATAAGACCATATCCAAGGTCTTGGACTCGTTACTGATTTTCTAGGCATAGTATCTAAATGTATAAATCTTTTTGCATGCACTCCATTTTGTTTTACTCCAATACCTGTAAAGCCTAACTCTATAGCTAGTTTTACTATTTTAAAAGCTTTATGTCCAGAGCATACAACATCAACAGCACAACCTTTTAAATGAGCTGACCTTTTACTACCACCTATAGCTATATTATGAGCTTCACTTCTATAACCAGAACTAATAGTCATAGGTTGTTTTAGTTTATCTCTTAACTCATCAAGTTTTTCCATAAAGGTTTCATCCATATTTATCTCACCTGTACCTTGACATCTTAGTTCATCTTCAGAAAAGTATCTCCATCTTTTATGCATATTAGAAACCTTTGTAAGAAGAAGCTACCATTAAGTCTCCACCATTTTTTCTGTTGTAGACTTGTCCACCTTTTTTAGCACCACCTATACCAAAAATATTTCTTGACTTTTTCTTAACTACTTTCTTTTTTCTAGGTCTATCTGAGGGAGGGGTTAAACCTTGTGAAGAAAAATCACCAAGTAAATCATCACCTTTTTTAGGACCTAATCCTCTTAAATATCTTCCTAAAGATTCTTTACCAAAAGATTTAAAACCTGCTTTCATCATATCTTCTTTAGTTACAGCAGCTTTTTCTGTTCCTTCTTTATCTTTAAAAGTTTTCATTTTTCTTTTCTTTGCAGCACCAATAGTTCTAGATAAACCACCTTTTCTACCTACTTCCATTAGCCTTCTTTGTTTTTCTCTTGTGCTCATTCTCATTTTATTCTCCTTTAATTATTAGATTGTCTTCTTATCATGTCATCAATTTTACTTTCAAGCCTATCAAATCTTTGCATAAGCTGTGCCATATCATCTTTAACATCTTCTTTAGTAGCATACATAAGTGCCATATTTTCTTTAGACTTAGATAACTCATCTTTTACTTTACTTATAGCACCAGATGTGGAACGTATCCACCATAAGAATCCACCTATTGCCATAGTTAATATTGCGTTCCATATCATTGTCATATCTGCCATTTAGTTCTCCTAATCTATTTGTTTACCTGTTAATCTTGAATATAAATCATAAATTCTATTAAAGGGTATACGTGTACCTGTTTCAAATTCACTTAACATTATTGATTGTTCTGGTATCTCATCTGCTAAAAAAATATTTTGGTCTGCAAATATTATATCACTAAATTCATCTTCTCTACCTGATAATACACCATCTTTAGTTAAAGATGTATACATATCTGCTTCATCCATTCCTAATTTTCTATAAGCTTTTACTATTCCTCTAAGTCTTTGTGCATGTTTTAATTTATTTTCTTGTGATTCTGCATAAGCATCATATATTTCATTAGGGTCACTAACAGAATAATCTCTAATTTTATTTGTAAATCTACTTTTAGCTCTTCTCATATCCCTAATTGGTTGATTAGTAGTAAAACTAAAACTATCTGATAGATTTGCTTTCTGTCTTCTAATACCTAAAAATGCACGAAAGTCTACTTCACCAGGATTTATACCAAAACCATATTGATTTACTTCCTGACCCTCACCTCTTTGTTCTCTTGAATCTAAAAAGTTTTTTCTTTTAACAAAAAAATCTACAGTTCCAGGTGTAAATGTACTTAATAAAACTCTTGTTATAGGTGCTAACGCACTTTCATCTGCAACTGCACCTTTACCTCTATATGCTTCTAATGCAGATGCAAATGCCATAGATGGATTAGTAAATGGTGCTACTACATCTTGAATAGCTTTTGTATACATGTCATTTAATTCTGTTTCATTATAATCTTCATTATTTATTGCAGCATTTATAACCATTTTAACAGGATTTTTAATATAAGCATAAGGGTCAATAGGTCCTAAGTTCATATACTCTACTTCTATATCACCTTTTTTATTTCTTTGTATAGGACTTAAAAATATTTTATTTGTACCTTGTTCCCAAGGTGCTAATGTTTTTTGAAGCATAGCTTCTTGTTCATCAGTAATACCAAATATTTCTTTAGTTAGGTCAACAGCAGCATCTCCTGCTAAAGCTGCAACAGTCATACCTGCTAATCTTTGATAACCTATATTACGTATAGCTTTTTCATTTATCTCTCCTTTAAATCCTGCATCTCTTAACTCTTGAGCTGTTTTACCACTCATATCTTTCCATGCATTTTTAGCTAAATTATAACTATTACGAACCATTTCTGCAGGAAAAGCTACAAAGTTACCTATAGGTGCAGCACGTAAAGACTTTATTGCTTTAGGTACAAGATTATAATTAGGCATCATATCTCTTGTTCTTTGTGCAACAAATCTTTCTAATTGTTCTTTTGGCATATCAGGAAAAGCTTTTTTATAATTTTTCATTAAGTTTTCAAAGTTGGCTATTTTAAATAAATTATCTTCTGCTTCATATAATTGGGTTACTTTTTCTACACCTTTTTTAACACCTCTGCCTACTGCAGTTTTTTGTGCAATACCAGTAGGACCTAAATTAAAACCCTCTTGTGCTGCTTTTCTTAATTGTCTAGCATCAATAGAACTATCAACAATACCTAATTCTTGATAGCGAGCTAGTCTTTCTCTACCTTCTTTTGTATTTATATTAAATAATCTTCTAGAAGTATCTTGAAATGTTTTACCAAATTTAAGAGGATTAACAGTACCATTTGCTGTCATAATAAATAAGTTACCCATTATATTTCTACCATGAGTAGGTATAGAAAATACAGTTTTAGCTGCTTGAGATAAAGCTTTTGTTCTCATCCAAGTTCTAAGCCAACCTGCTTCACCTATAAATACATCAGTACCTTCTTCAATACCTTTTTTCCAAGCATCATTTAAAAATAAACCTTTTAATGGGTCATTAATATTATTTTGAACACCACCTAAACCTAATCTTTCTACTTGTTGATAAGCAACATCTTCACCTTTTGGTGTTTTTCCTACTTGACCTTTACTTATACCCTTTAACTTATCTCTTGTAGCAACTCCTGCAGCTAAAGCTTCTTCTGCTATTTCTTTTCTAAATTTATATTCTGATTTAAGATTTGCTAATTTAGTAAAACTATTAACATAGTTTACATAAGGGTCTTTTACTTCTCCCCATAAATTTTTTATTTCAGTAGGTATCTCTTTTCTTTGTTTTAATATTTTAGATGTTCTAGGTTTAATACCTTTTAAAAAAGCATTAAACTCACCTTTTTTCATACCATCTGTATAAGCTTCTAATACTTGCCCAATATCTTCTTCATCTATTTTTAAAGTATCTCTAAAATATCTTATAGCACTTTCTACAGTTTCTGGGTCTTTTTTCTGTAAATCTTTTAAATTATAATTAGGGTCATCAAATATACGATATGTTCTATTTAAATATGTATTTAAATTTTTACCTATAGTTGTTTTTAATTTTCCACCTGCTATATTTTTTTCTACATCTTTAGAAAGAGTATCTATTTGTCCTCTCATTTTTTCTAATACTTTTGCAGTTTCAGGAAACTGTCTTCTAATACCTTCTAAAGCACCTAAGTCTCCACCTAATGCATTATTTAATCCTTCTAAATTTTCGTCAGTTGTTTTTAATCCTTCTTTTTTTGCAGTATTTTTTAATGCTATGGATAATTCTTCTGCTCTAGTTATTGCAGCTTTTGTAGCTCCTTCTCTTTCAACTAATAAACTTAATGCTTTATCATTTAATCCCATTCTAGATGTACCATATCTTTTTATTTTTTCTTTGATACCTTTTAATGGAACTGACTCACCTATATAAGCAGTTGCTTCTTTTGCACCTTTAGTTAAAAATTTAGCTACATCAGTATTAGTACCTGCTTTAAATAAAACACCTAATCCTGAAAAAGCAGCACCAAAACTACCTTCAAGTAATAAGTTATTAGCAAAAGCTCTAGCATATTTTTGTGCTACACTATCTTCAGGATTTACTTTTAGTCTTTCTAGTATACTACCAAAGGTTCCTATTTTTTTTCCTTGTTCATCTTCTACATCTTCATTAACATAGTCTGCTATAAAATTAACAAAGTTATCTTCAGGTTTTTCTAAAGCAGTTGTACCAATAGCAAAACCTGTACCTACTTTAGTACCTTTAAGTATTTTACCTGTTTTAGTTGCAGTATCTATTTTTTTTAAATTAGCTGCTTGTCCTACAGCACCTAATGCTTTTACACCTCCTAAACCTCCTACAAAAAAACTACCTATTTCTCCTATTGTACCAAAACCAGTATCAGTAGGTTTAAATAATGCCTGTGCTCCTTTTTGAATTGATTCAGGAGTTATATCTCTATATGTTTCACCAACTTTTTTTGTAAACTCAGGTGCAACAGCTTCACTTATAAAACCAATACCTTCACCAAGACTACCTGCTAATCTACCTGCAGCACGACCTAAACCAAAACCAGGTCTTCGTAATTCATCAGGGTCTGTTTTTAATAAGTTTTGATATTCAAGATTAGTTTTTCTATATTCAGTAGGGTCTAAACCTTTAGACTTTATATATTCAGTTCGTTCTTCTTTAGTTTGAAGACCACCCTGTTTATATAAATCTTCTATTTCATTATATGTATCAGTAAATTTACTACTATAGGGAGATAATACTGCCATTTATTGATTTACTCCTAAGCCTTCAGATGATACATCACCTAAAGATTGTGTGTCTATTTGACTAAAGCCTTCTCTATATATTCTATCTATCTCATTATTAATTGCATCTAAACCATTTTGTGCAATTAAGTTATCTATATTTCCTGATTGTTGTAATAGTCTTAATGCATAGCTTTTAATATTACCTAATTGTTTTCTATATTCTTGAGGTAATAAAGCTTCAGTTTGTGAGTTAATTGGAATATTTCTATTACCAATTTTAACTGTTCCTTTTTGAGAAGTTAATTTATCTACTTCATCAGATAAAAATTTATAGTCTTTTGCATCAACTCCTGCATTAACAGCTTCTAATTCTAACTCTCTTTCTTTTAATGCTAACTCAGCTTTCATTAATTTAAGTTGTTCATCTTTAAATTTCTTTTCTGCTGTTTTAGCTTTTCTAACTTGGTCTCTTTCTTCTCTAGTTAATTCAACATTTAGTTCTTCTTTTGCTAAACCAGTCTTAGCTGCAAAAGCTTTATCCTCTGCATCTTGTTTAGCATTTGTAGCTTTTTCATTTATAGCTTGTAAATTTTCTAAAATTTTAGAATCCTTTGCTGCTTTAGATGCAGTAACTAATAAATTCTTTTCAGGAGTTGCTCCCATTATTCCTAAACCAAGATTAGCAAGTTGCATATATCTACTCTTAGTTGCATCTTTTTCTACAGCAGCAGCTCTATCTACTTGTCTTTGTTCAGCTCCTGCTAACATTTTTAATAAAGCATCTTCTTTAGTTCTAATATTTTTTTCAAAATCAGTTAACTCTGGTTTTGTTTTAGTTGTAGTAGTAACAGGTTGTTCTTCTTTTTTATCTAATGATGCTAAACCTTCTTTTTTAATAGGACCACCTGCAGGAGCTGTTCCTACTGTTGCTTTTGCTTCAGGTGAAATATCATCTATAACAACATTACCACTTGAATCAACAACAAGTCCTCCTCCTAATCCTGAAGGGTCTAAATAAGCTGTACCTCCAGGAACATCTGTTTGAATTACATTACCATCTTTATCCATAACAAGCCCTACACCACTAATACCAGGTCCTACAATTCCTCTTGTACCTTCAGCTTTTACTCTATCTTGTATAGCATCACTTTTATCAGGGAATATAGACATATCTCTTTTATCATCTTTTTTACCAAATATTTCTAATAGTCCTGCTAATCCACCTGCAACTCTTTTTATAATAGGACCACCTTCTTTTTTACCCATAAGACCTACTGCAGCTAATGGATTCTGTCCTGTAAAAGCTCCATATAATCCTGCAGCAGTTGTAGCACCACCTAATAGTGTTTGTCCTAATGAAGGAGCAGGAGGAGGTGGAGGTGCAAATTGTGTTGTAGTTAATGGAGCACCTGTTACTACTGCTTGATATTTTTGCATAGCTTCATATGGTTCTTGTTTCTCTTGTAAAAATTGTCTATATGCTTCATCTAATGCTGTTTGTGCTTGACGTTGTTTTGTTTCACCAACAGTTTGTTGAGCACCTAATTCTTGTAAACCAGTCTTTAATGCAGCAGGAGCTATATTAGCTAACTGTGTAGCACCTTGACCCATACGTGTTCTTTCAGCTTCTAATGCTGCTCTAGCATCTTTAAATGCTGCAGCACTACCTTTAGCTTGTATATCAGCTAATGCTCTTTGTTGGTCTGCTATTGCTTGTGCTTCTAATAATGTACCTCTTGTACCACCAAAAGAACCTTGAGCTACTTGTGCTGCTCTTAGTTTAGGTAATACATTTTGTTCAAAAGCTTTTTGTGATTCTCTTTTTTCTATGTCAGTTACAGCTTGTTGATAAGGAGACATAGCTTCTTGTAATTGTTCACCTGTAATTTGAGCTGCAGCTTGTCTTGTTAAATCTTCTGCTTCTGCAAACTTAGGAGCTACTTGTCCTTGTAATCCTGCTATACCTGTAAAGGTTGCTTCTTGCTCTGGAGTAAATTGAGCAATTGTTGGACCTTCATATGGCTTAAATCCTTCTTCAACTCTTTTATTATATAAAGCTTGTGCTTTACTTAATATGTCTTCATAGTAAGGTGCTAACTGTTTTGGTATTTCAGTTGTTGTTATTGGTTGTGCACCTACTGCAGGTTGTTGTTGTTGTGCTCCAAATAATGAAGATAATATTGCCATTCTATACTCCTTGTGCCATAGGCTTTAGTGCAGCTAAACCATCTATTTCATTTGGTTGTTCTGTTGTACCATATGCCTTTTTTCTAATTTGTTTAATTGTTTTATCCATAACTTTTGCTCCTTCATCAGGGTTACCATCACCTAATGCTGCCATAGTATAACTATCTACTACATACTCTGTGGGACTTACTGCTAATGTTCCTACTTGTTTATTACCCTCTTTTATTGGCATGTATACATTATCATCCATACCACCACCTTGACCAGGAACCATACCACTAAACTCACCACCTTGAGCTAATTCTATTAATCCACCTTCTTTAGCTGTTGCAAAAGTAGTTTGAGGTGCAAACTGCATACGACCACCACCTAATGCTCTAGCTAATATATCTTGTGCAGTAGCATTTACTACAACACCACTTGAATCTCTTATAACTCTTTGTGTACCAAATCCACTAGGATAAGCTACTGAATAACCTGCATCTGCTAATTGTTGGTCTTCTAATGCTTGTTGTTGTGCATTTTCCATTTCTACTGCTGATGCTCCTATATCTCCCACTAATACATCTTTACCTAAATTCATTAATCCTGCTTTATCAAATGTATATCTATCTTTAAATCCTTGTACTACTGCATCTTTAGCATCACCTAATCTAGATGCAAATGTTGGCTCTGGAGATGCTACAGGTCCTGTCATTACTTGAGGTTTAGCAAAACTACCTGCATCTCCTATATTACTTACAGCATCAGGACTAAGTGATTGTCCATAAGATGCAGCAGTTGGTATTTCTCCTGTTAGTCCTTGTGTATTAATAACTTCTTGAACAATATTAGGTTGTGTTGGTGGTCCTCCTTGATATGTAGCTTTTGCTATATTATCTGTAGTTAAAACTTTTCCATCTATTTTACCTAATGCACCTTCTGTGCTAACTGTTGGTGTTGGTCCTGTAAAATCTCCTCTAAAACCTGGAGCTCCTACTGATTCTCCTGCTCCTGGAGGTAATGGTCTATTTACACCCATAAATGATTTACCTGCTCTTACATTTCCTACTCCTTGTAAAGCACCTGCAGTAGCTCCAGTTATTAATGCAGCTTTTGCAGCATCTCCAAATTTTCTACCTGCTAATAAATTACCTGCAAGAGAACCAAGACCTGCTGTAGCAAAAGCACCACCAACAGTTCCTTTAGCTAAAAGACCTCCAAGTGCTGTTCCACCACCTGCTGCTGTTGAACCAAAAATAGCAGGAGCAAATCCTTGTAAAGCATATGGAGCAGCTATAGCTAATGCAATAGGTGCTATTGTTTTAAATGCTTTTGATTTTACAACTCTACGTATTGGTTTTGTTACACTTTTAGCTATTCTTTTTAATCCTTTTATAAAAGCTTCTGGCATACCTGTTTCTGGATTAATAGTAATAGTAAGCATAGAAGCTAAACCTTGTAATTCATCAGGTCTAACATGTAATATTAATTTATCTCCACCTCTACCATAACTAGCTACTTGTTGTGCCATAGCCATAGCTTCAGGGTTAGGTTGTCTTGGGTCTTGTTGTTCTACCTGTTCCATAAGCATAGCTTCTTCAGGTTCCATATCTTGTTTTTCTGTTATAGCTTCTTCCATCATACCACCTTCTTGCATAGGAACTGTTACTTGAGGTAACCTATTTAATCCACCTGTTCTTTGTCCTTGCATATATCGCATAGCTTGTAATGTATTATTATAATCAGGACTATCTAAAGCACTTTCAAGATTTTGAAAGTCCTGAACAGTTGCAGATTGTGGAAGTGCGTTAGGATTTATCATTTGTTATTCCTCTTGGATTCATATAGTTAGATTGTGGTTTGGTATTATTTGCTATAAAGTTACTACTATTATACACTATTTTTTGAGAGTTTGCCATAGGTTCTACCTTTTGTTGTGCAGAAAAATAACCATCAGGTACTACTTTTCCTGTATTTAAATTACCTATAAAGGTACTATTATAAACATAATCAAAATATTTTTTATCAGTCATTAATTTAAATTCTGCCATTCTGTTGTTGAACCTAAACTTACATATCCTTTAAATTTACCAGTTGATGCTGAATAAGCAATATCACCTGCTTGTGGATTTGTAATATTAGTAACAGTAGTTACTGTAAATATTTTTGTAGATGGTCTACTATCTACTTGTATATCTCTTGTATTTAATTCATTAATTAAAGTAGAACCCCATTTCTCTAATAAAAGATATAGTTGTCTTACTTCTTCATTATCTTGCATTTGCATACCATACAACTTAGGTAATAAAGGATATTGCTGTGCCATTATCTTCTACCATCAGGTTGTATAGCTAATCGTACTGAACCCCATCTCCAACTTGTATTAGCTGCATTACAAGATACTCTTATTCTCCCTTGCCTTCCTCTTGCTCTCATATCTATCTTAACTGTAGAATTTGTTATTGTATGTGGTGGTTGTGGTTTTTCTCTTTCTGTTGGACTTTCAGGAAAGTCTTTTGTTTTAATAGAAAAAGTTAACGCACCATCATTTAATGTAAAGTCTGGTATTACTCTAGATAAAAACATAATCTCATTACCATCTGCCATATCAAAATCTGCTGATTCTATAAATGAAGATTGTGGTTGTCCATTTTCTGTAAATACTCCTGCAGGTTCATTGTTATATAAATTATTACCACCTGCAGTTACACCTGTTGTTATGGTATTTCCAAATACAGTTTTATCTGCAAAGGTTGTAAAGATACTAGAACCATATGTCCAGTAATTTTCACTTGGTGACCATATAACATAACTATCACATTCATCAGAATCTTTTGATGGATATAACCAAATAACTTCTTTAAACTCTGAATTAATTCCACAGAATATTTTATCTTTTTGGTCTCTATTTAATCTATCAAATATAAATCTTCTAACAGTACAATCTAAATTTTTAACTTGTCCATCAAATACATAAAAGTTATCATAACCCATCCATACAGATATACCATCATAATCAGTTGCTGCATGTGGTGCTATTAATCCACAATTACTACCTAACTGTTGAAACTGAAATGTAAATGGAGGACCAACAAAAGTCATAGTCCATAATGAATTATCAGTCCATATATTAATAGCATTTCTACTTCTTACTCCTCCTACTATTTCTGTACC